CCGGGCGGACGCAGTCGCCACGCCAGTCCTTGACCGCAAGATCGCCGGCTTCGAGATCGACAAAGAGTGTGGTCGCCTCAGGCAGCGTCTTGAGCTGGGTGGTCTTGCCGATACCGCTTTTGCCGAGCAGCACCAACTTGACGCCTTTCTTCTCGCGCAGCCGCTGGTCAGCGGTAATGATCGGAAGTGCCATCACGCCACCTCGCTCTCGGAATCGCGGGCAAGGTCGTAGGAGCGCTTACCAGGCTTGACGGTACGGGCGGGCGCGAACTGTTCACGAAGCGCCGTGGGCCAGTTTGTGAAGCGCGACTCCGGCACGCTGAACTCGACATCGAGATAGTCCTCGACACGGTCACCGCTGTCGGCAATCCGCTTGGCCATCGCAGCCAGTTGCTTTTGGTCCCAGGAGACCCGCTTGGGCGTGTCGACCGTGATACGTATCGATTGCTCCTGGATATGCACTACGCCGAAGTCCTTGCCTGCTTCAGCGCGAGCAATGCGTTCACGTTCCGTGTAGCGTCGCTGCATGGCAGCGTGGGTTTTGGCCTGTGCCTTCTTGACCCAATCGACCAATTGAGCAAGGTTGAGGTGAACTTCGTAGAGTTGCTCGACGGGTAGGGCCGCAAGGTCCGCTTCGGTCATTGCCGTGAGCCGGTCGGGGAAGATAGTGAGATCGTTCATTGCCACCCCCTCAGACCGTTGCCCGGGCGGATGTCGACTCGTGGAGCGCGATACGCTCGAAATCGATGACCGATTCCAAGGGGTAGCTCACCCGCTTGGACAATTTCAGGTAGCGAGGGCCACGACCCTCGCTGCGCCAGCGCTGCAAGGTCTTGGGGCTGATACCCCAGCGTTGCGCTAGCTCGTTCTCGTTCAGAACCCGGCGATCGCCAGGGGATAAGCTGTTGATCGCATCTTGCTGCGATCGGGTGATACTGCTTGCCGGTGTCGGCATGGACGCCTCCTATGACGCTGTTGAGGAACAGGTGTCATTGGAGAATTCGGGTGGCGAACATACGAGTCGGCTATTGGCGAACCACGCCGAAACTTGTGGTTCGCCATTGCCCGTGGGGGCGTGCCCTTGACCGGGGGCACGGCTGGAGTCAGTCGGCGTAACCGAACAAGACCCGCTGCTCCTGCCAATCGCGCGGCAGTTGTGCGTTGCGGCCCCTTAGCGTCTGCAGGTTCAGATGACGCGGCTGTCGGCCTTCAAGAATCGACTCGATGATGTCAGGCGCAAGGGTGGTCATGCGAAGAACCTCAGCTATCCAACCCTGCTCGAGCTTCAGCGCGTGGGCCATATCTCGGATCGTTGGGTACTTGCCCTGGTCGAGCAGCTTTTGCCAATAGAAGGCCTTACCCAGCGTGCGGATCATCGGCAGATCCTCACCCCCAGTTCCGAGAGCCGAAGGACTACCCGGTGGGGGCGTCAGCAGCCTGCGGTTGCTTTTACGACGGATGGTCAGGGGGACCGTGGTCACCCGCTGCTGGCCGGTAATGTAGTCGCGCGTACCTGGACCCACATCGATCCTTACAACTCGAAGTCGCGGGTTTGGATCGGGGTTATGAGCGTCGGTATCGCGATTCATGCCGCGACCTCCACTTTGTCGTGCGGAGCCTCGCTCACTAGGGGATGCTCTGCGATGTCGGCATCGAGGCCGAGCCATCCGTCGTCGCGCCAGCAGATGTCGAGGCCTTGGGTGTGCAGTTGAACCCGCTCGATGAGTAGCTTAGTGATGCGCTGCTGCTCGGGTGGAAAGAGTTGCGCCCAGACCGCACCGATTCGCTGCATCGCCACAATCACGTGCGCCTCATCGAGACTGGCGCCACGCGGGTGCTTCTGACAGGACCGCCAGGTCGCAAGCAGCATCTGGGGTGCGCGAAGCGTCTGCTGGACCTGTTCGAGTACGGCCTGCTCGATCTCTGCGGCCGGAAGGGGGCCAATGCGAGGAGCGCCTGGCTCAAGCGTGGCGCCGGCTCTGCGACGCTTCTCGAGGTAAGGGACATAGTAGCGATAGGCCCGGCCATTTTTCTTGCGCGTGTAGTTGTGCACCATCAGCTGCCCGTCTGGGGCGTAGAGCAGCCCCGCCAGAAGTGCCGGGTGTTTGATTCGACCCTCACGTGGACCCTGTTTGCGTCGTTCGATAAAAGCGTGTGCGGCGTTCCACAGTTCTTGCGAAACGATGGCCTCGTGCTGGCCGATGTTTGCGACTCCCTTGTGCTGAATTTCACCGAGGTAGATCCGGTTGCGCAGCAGCGCGAAGAGAAACTGCTGATCGATCGGGCGGCCCTCGCGGAAATTACCGGTCTGCGTCTGCCATGCCTTGGTGGTACGGCCTTCGAGCTCAAGTTCGCGAACCAGTTGAGCGGCCGATCCGTGTTCGGCGTAGCGTCGGAAGATGTCTTGAACTAGCTCAGCTTCCGGTCCATTGATCACAAGTTTTCGCTCAATGACGTCATAGCCAAGCGGCGGTACGCCTCCCATCCACATGCCCTTGGCCTTGCTGGCAGCGATCTTGTCGCGGATGCGCTCACCGGTCACCTCGCGCTCGAACTGCGCGAAGGACAGCAAGATGTTGAGCGTGAGCCGCCCCATCGAGGTGGTGGTGTTGAATTGTTGGGTGACCGATACGAAGCTCACACTATTGCGGTCGAACACTTCAACGAGCTTGGCGAAGTCTGGGAGGCTGCGGGTGAGTCTGTCGATTTTGTAGACCACCACGATGTCGATTCGCCCGGCTTCGATGTCTTCGAGCAGGCGTCTGAGGGCCGGTCGCTCCACGTTGCCGCCCGAATAACCGCCATCGTCGTAGCCATCCTGGACCAAGGTCCAGCCCTCAGAGCGCTGGCTGGCGACGAATGCGAGGCCTGCATCTCGTTGTGCCTCTAAGCTGTTGTAGTCCTGGTCAAGCCCCTCATCGGTGGACTTGCGGGTATAGATCGCACAGCGCTTGCGCGTAGTCAGCGTCGCTGCCGAACTCTGTGGAGTGCCCCTCATTTGGTGCCTCCACGATTGCTGCGTGTCTTAAGCCCAAAAAACAGTGGGCCGGACCAGTGAGTTCCAGTGATTGCGTGCGCCACGGCAGACAGACTAGTGAAACGCTGGCCGTTGTACTCATAGTCGCGCATGGCCCGAACAAGGACGCGGTGCTCGACGTCTTCGAATGTGCGAGTAAGAACCGTTCCGGGTAGCAGTCGGTCGGCATCACGTCGTAGGCGCTGAGGGAGGATTCCGGTCTCACCAATGTCCTCGAGCTTGCGACGCGTGGCGCCCTTAAGCGCGCCGAATTCGCGTTCCTGCATCCGATAGGCCAGCCGGCTTTCTAGCCAGGTTCTGTGGTGGTGATTGGGGCGCTCGTCGAAATACTCATCCCACAGGCCCCACAGCCGGTCCATCGGCAGGTGCGGTAGTTGAGCCACCCGGGACGCCACTGAACTGGTGGCTCCGGGGTCTGCGTGTGTTTTCATGCTTGAACTCCTTTTTTGTCATAGGGGTTCGCATGAACGCTCTGGTGGCGGTCTATTGCAAGTGATAACCGCTCTGAACCGTCGGACTCCATCAATTCGGGCAAGGCACGCAGGCGTAGCAGGCCCGCCGCAAGCAGATCGGCGATTTCTTGATGAGGGGTACGCGGCCGGTCCCGGTCACCGCGCGAGATTTGTTCGTGTTGTGGCATGGCAAGCGATCCATTGGATAACGCTTCTCATGCTACGGATGCGGGGACTCCGCGTAACGTGTATGCGGGGAGATCGTGGGGCGCGGCAGCGGTCTCAGCGGACCGGGTATTGGCCGCTGGAAATGAACCGGTCATAACTATCCTCGGTAGATTCGTCATGCCAGGTCGTATCTGATGACCGAGGCTCGGCTGACTCCAGAATCAAAAGACTCAGGACACGCTCGCGATCACGATAGGTGTGCTTGAACTCGCGCAGTTTCATGTGCGGCGCTTCGTTCGGGCACCACAGCGTCGCCGGCATCTCGATGCCTTGCCATTCCTGCTCGATGTCAGTGGCCGAGGCCACTGTGCCA